TTTGATTTGATTTTTTTTAAAGAATAATAAGTTCTCTTCAGTATAATTCAGAAAAGAATGATACTTTAATTCATGCAAATTAAAAGTTGTATAATTTATTTCATCACCAGCGTATAATTTATTCTCAATTATTCCATCAAAAAAGTAATCAAGTGTTCTTCCTACCAAAATATCTGAATCTAGAAATAAAATTTTAGAATATTTTGTTAAATCGTACTTGAAAATTTGAAGTTTCTTCATTGAAGAATTAGGTGCATCGGTTGAATTTTCACAAGGAACAATCTTTATATCTGAAAATTCTTTCAAATAATTAGAGCATTGTTCAACAAGAGATTCGTCGCAAATAACCATTACGTCAACTGCGTTACGTTTACGTAATGATTTGATGGCAAGGTAAAGAAGTTTTATATAGTCAGAATTAAATCCTACTGTAAAATACACTAAATTCATTTATTATAATTTGTTTATTTTAATACAATAACTTACACAACCATCCAATCCTTTTGCTAAAAGAGTTTGCTTATAAGAACTACAAAACTCATCGACTGCTTTCTTTACCCCAAAAACATGATGGATTCTTGCCTTGCGTAAATTTAATTCATAATCGTGTCCCATAATATAGCCTCCATTTTTAATTTTTAAAAATGATTGTAAAAGATCATTTTTAACACCATTGTAAGTGTGGTCTCCATCAATATAAATTATATCATAAAAGTTATCTGGTTGACTTTTCAAAAAAGTACTTGATTCAGATTTAGTAATTTTTATTTTTGGATCCTCTTTGTATTTTTCGGTTAGTTCTAAATAACTTTTTCCTATATCATACTTTATTACGTCATTTCCATCAACATCTCCACTCTCTGCAATACCTTGAAATAAATCAACTGCATCAACTAAACTAGCGTCGCAATTTTGAACAATAAAGTCTAAAAATTCTCCTCGAAACACGCCAATTTCTAAAATAACTGGTTTAATAATTTTACTTGCAAAATGAGTTATCATTTCATTCCGTGTTTCAAAAATAGAACATCTATTTTTTGTTTCATCATAAATATCTGGAAGGTCTTTTTTTGCAACAAGGTGCTTCCAAGGAAGGTTATTCATTTATATTTTAATCACAAATGAACTTACGTTTGTAAACTCATTTGTGTTTTTCTTGAGTTTTGATTGAAAATTGTATAAAGATCCACAAAGTAAACGTCTAGTTGCTGTACGCAAGACCACCCATACCGCTCATTACGCGAAGCACGTTGTAGTTGAGGGCATACACGCGGACCTGGGCCGTGCGTGCACCCGTAACCGTGTTGAGCGAAACCGTGAGCTGGAGCGTGGCCTTGTCGATACGCGAGAAGTTGCACGTGCCAGAAGGCTGGTGCTCTTCGGGGCGAAGGGCGAACGAGTAAACGTTGATACCCGTCGAAGGCGAACGGCTGTGGTGTTGGTAAGGCTGAACCTTGTCGAAGTACGAACCCTCACGCTCCGTGAAGCGGTCCTGGCCGTTGAGCTGGAGCTTGCAGACCTCAACAGGGTTCTTGCCCTCGCAGCGCACATCCGAGTGGAGGATGACCTTGGCGAGGAGGTAGTTGACACCCGAGTCGAACTCAAGAGCACCCGTCGAGTCGTACGAGTCGGCACCAATCATCGTCGTGGACTCCGTCGGGCCCTGGCCAAGAGCAGCATCAACGCTCGAGCTCTGGGCCAGCGTCGAACCACCCGCACCACCCGAGGCCTGCGAGAGGAGCGACATGATGATACCCTCCGTCGAGAAATCATCCGAGTAGTTGAATGGCTGGGCACCACCAACCGATGCAACCCACGAGTTGACCGAGCAGTCAACGAACGAGTCACGCTGGACAACCCAGAGAAGCTCCTTTACAGGGTGGTTAAAGTTGAGCTGGATCTTGTTCGACGAAGACGTGATCGACTCGGCACCCGTGTACTGTACCTGCTCAATCAGGTACTCGTGGCTCTGTTGGGCGAAACGGCGCCGTTCCTCCGTATCGAGGTAGACGTAGTCAACATAGATCGAGGCAGCCGCAAGCGACTGGGCACTCGCAGACATTGGCGAACCAACAAGCGACTCAGCGTACTGGCAGTTCTGCCACGTCTCGAAGTCGACGTTGATGCGGACCTCGTGGTACTGGAGGGCAATAAGAGGGATGGAGACACCAGGGTTGCGGCAGAACCAGAACTGGAGAGGGATGTAGAGCGTCTTGGCAGGCGTACCTTTGCGAGGTACGCACGAGATCGTCGTCTCCGAAGACGAGCACGTGGCATCAAGATTAATACCCGTACCACGCTTCATCAGCACAAGGTCATGCGTGTGGCCAATGATCGAGTCGAGCACCTTGATGTTACCTGCATCCGTCGAGAGCTGCGTCCAGATCTGCATCCAGTCACCATACTGGCGATCAATGCGCTGACCACCGATCTCAAGCTCGACCTGCTTGATAAGGCGGTGACCAATGTAGCTGAGCCAGCGGAAACCACCACCAGAACCTCCAACTTGGGCACCAAACGTACCCGTGGTTGCCGTAAGATCAATCTGGGGAAGCACAACCTGAATATACGTCTTGTACATGAGATCGGCGTTACGGTTAATTACAGCCGTTACACGTTTGTTAAAGTCAGCCTGGCCGTTGAACGTTACCTCAATCGACTCTACTGCAAAGTTCGTGTGGCGCTTGTAAAGAATCTTCCAGAACGTGATCTGGGGATTGCCCGAGATATAGATATCCTGCGCACCATACGATACAAGTTGCATAAGACCACCGCCCATTTGTGTTTATGATATACTGCCAGAAAAAAATATTTCAGACAAAGTCGACCGCGCTGTGTTTAGGACAAACGAAGCAAATATAGAGTCTGGTCTATATCTGCGGTTATTTCATCGATAATATTCTGAATATCGGCCATTTTAACGGAACTTTTCAACTTTTGAAATGACCGTCTAACTTCTTTTAGAAAAGGAACAATACGTTCTACATTTGTATCTGAAGTTGTTGAAACACTCCATTTACCAACAGGTCCTGACGAACCCAGATAAACTTCAACAAGTTTATCAAAATTGTCGCTTAATTTTTCATGAAGGTCGTCAAGTGCTTTATGAACGGAATACCCTCTGGTAGCCCAATGATACAGCTTTACTTGATTTATAACTCCGAATGCAAATTGAATTATCTTTTTGTCCATTATTAAATGGATATCCTAAAATTTCCTACATCCAATCTGCTTATTAACACGTTCTTACGGTCGTTGGTAATATTTGTAGGAGCAATGTTTGGAGCAGGATTGACTGCCTACAACGCATATTGGATAACCATTGGTCACGATATAATAAGTCTTTCGTTAATTTACGGAAAAGCTTAATTTCCAGATGAGCCTAGACCACCACCTCCGCGATCATCGCGTGCTTCAGGAAGCTGACACGCTTCATTAACCAGAATAACATTATTGAACGGTAACCAATTATGCTGAACGATTTGAAATAAACGACGACCTGGAGCGATTTCAAACGAATTCACTGCAGGATCAACACAATCTACGCGGGCAAATAGTTCACCACGATACCCTTCATCTGCAAGACCAATTTGATTAGACATACGTAGGGGAGTCATACTGGTAGAAGATCGGGCAAGCAAAAGGTAAGGTACGGGATTACCTTGATGATCAACTGCAGCAGCCACAACACCAGTACGAATTTCGGCCGCAAGTCTCGAATTTGAAAAATCAAGAGTCATTGGAGGACATAGGAGATCAACACCAGAATCGGTTGGGCGACGGCTCTGAATATGTTGAGCAAACATTGCGCGAAGTTCAGGATTAATTACGTAGAGAAACAGGCTCATCTTATTATAATTAAAAGAACTCTTGCATTAAAGTCTTTAGTGGCTTGAAGAAAATAACAGCACAATTCAATGCAAAAAGTTGTACGCTAATATTCATCAATAGATCTTTCATATTTGTGCGACCAATCATGTAATAGGCTGTAGCTCCAATAGGGCTAAAATGTCCCGTTGATGTTCGATGAATGGTATATATTCCAAAGTAAGTTAATGCCATAATTATGGGATTTGCATCACTTACAAGAAGAGCGTAAATAAGAACTGTAGTTCCCATAAATTCCATAAAATATTTATAGGTGTCCATTATCACTAACAATTACAATTTACTATTCAAATACCATGCGAGGGACAATATGCATCGCCTCAAGTTCCTGAGACCAAAGCTTTACAGCATAAGGAATTGTCTTCCATTCAAATTCTGTTTCAATTCCACAGTTTCCACACGAATAGACATTTTCTTTAATATTCACTACTGCGATAGTACCGCATCCCTTACATATTCCAGTGCTGAACGGATCTGAAACATCCATCAACCTCTCTTTGGTAAATATCGAAGCTCCGTGAGAAATCATACAGTCTCGCTCCATTTCGCCTACACGCAAACCACCATCCCTGCTACGGCCCTCGCAAGGTTGACGCGTCAAACTTACAATAGGACCGCGAGAACGATAATGCTTCTTATCAATAACCATGTGCTTGAGACGTTGGTAGAATGCAGGACCCATGAATATTTCTGCATCCATCATTTCTCCAGTCTGGCCATTGTACATGATTTCATTGCCGTGAGGATTCATTCCAAGTTCTGAAAGTTGTTCGCTTACAGTCTTAAGGCTCAAATGCGAGTAAGGAGTTCCGTCGCCAAACGTTCCTTTCATTACACAAACTTTTCCCATCAGAGTTTCCATAAGCTGAGCAATAGTCATTCGAGAAGGTACAGCGTGAGGGTTCATTATGATATCAGGTCTCAATCCACTTGCAGTATAAGGCATATCTTCCTCGTTCAAAATAATTCCGCACGTACCTTTCTGTCCATGTCTCGATGAAACTTTATCTCCAATTTCAGGAATACGTTCAGAAACAACACGAACTTTTATGAAAGGGTACCCATCTGAATTTTTATCATTCCAAACTCCATCGACTCGGCAGACTTCGCTGTTACGATGAACAGTTGAAGAATCTCTGAAAGGGTATCCTCCCGAATCACTTTTTATATTAGAAACCTTTCCAATAACAACATCATTTTCACGAATGTAAGAGTTCATTATAGGAGCTCCAGATGCACTGATCGAGTTATAAGCATTGTTCTTGAATCCTCGTGTGCTTTCACGCTTGGGTTTTAAGAACTTCTCTTCCTTTCCAGACGAAACATTACGGTGTTCTTCATCTTTGTAAATTGTGTAATACAGTGTTCTGAATAAACCTCGGTCAATTGCCGAACGATTAATTATAACTGAATCTTCTTGGTTATATCCTGAATAAATTCCAATTGCAACAATAACGTTATCGCCAGAAGGCATTTCGTGAGTGTTCAGAATATTCATCATTCGAGTTTCTACGAGAGGCCTCATTGGTGAGCATAGAATATAGCCATTCTTATCAAGTCTTTGTGCATAATTACGAGCATAAATGCCCATAGCCTGTTTACCCATCGCAGACTGGTAAGTATTACGAGGAGACTGATTGTGGTCTGAGAAGGGAATGCTTGAAGCCATATGTCCCAAAATCATCGTAGGGTGGATTTCGCAATGCGTGTGCTTTGCGGTTACATCTCGTGGAAACATCGATACTAAGCAAGTTTCGCTTTCAATCGGATCAATATATTCAATGCATGTTTTTACCCAGTCAATCCAATTATCACTTGCAGGGATATCTGGAATGCGTCCATCAATTACTCGAAACACGGGTCTAACGACTCGTCCTCCATCAGTATCGATATTTATTACATTTGATTCAATCTTCCAGCATACGCCAGTGTAAGGATGGAATCTCATCGAATATTTGGCCTGTTTAAGTTTGTGATAAATTTGCAGGGGGGTTTTTGTAAATCCAATAATTACTCCATTGACAACAATTCCTGTATCTGAAAAGGGTCGGTGATCATTAATCCAGTAAATTCCATCCAATTCTTTGAGAAATGAGATAATTGTTATCGATGGAATATGCTGAGTTACAGCCGTAAGCATAGATAATGACTTTACAATACCTACTGAATGGCCTTCTGGCGTTTCTACG